TTTTCAGTTATTTTAGTTTTTGTTTGAACTACTTTACTATTACTTTCTAAATAATTATCAATGAAAAGAAATATATATTTTTGAACTAATTCAAATTCAGTGATGTTTTCTGCATCATTAATTTCGATTTTTAAATCTGTAACCCTGTGAGATATTTTGATATATCTACCCTGAAATACATTATTCCATTTTGTTAATAAATCTATATTTGTAAAAATTGCATACTGATTCACAATTCCATATTGTTGCACAAATATTTTATCTATAACCCTTGTATCAAAAGATGTAATACCCTTTCTAAAATGAAATACAAAATTACCCGATTGTTGTACTCCCTTTATTCTTATCAATCCTATTTTTTCATACATTCTAAATTCATTTTTCATGTTGTTAAATTTTTCTAATGATATAGATTGAGGATAAAATGTTGATATATTAACAGATCCGATCGATGTTGTATTATTAAACTCACTAATTGTTGAAAGCAGTCCGCCAATTGGAAATACAATTGATTTTAAATTATTTATCTGTTGTATAACATCTATTGTGATTAATGAAATTTCGTCGATTACTTGTTTAAAACTCATCTTATCATCCTCTCTCCATTCAGCACTAACATCATATTTTCCATTTAAATATACAGTCAAATAAATAAATGAAACATTTTTATAATCTGTGTTTTTCACAATTGCGAATACAATGCTATCTTTTCTTGGTTGTCTTTGCATAAATTTATTAATAGAATCAATCATTTTTATTGAATAACTAGTAGAATGACGTTTTGATACAAATAATCTGTCATCATCTACCAATATATTAGCACACATTGCACTGATTTTTGGCGATGTTGCAATATAATCAAAAACATTGCGTATATTAACTTTTATTTTAATTGATTCAGACAATACTTTTATTAAAGCGGTAGTAATCGCACTTTTAATGTTTTTCACATTACTTCTCCATTTAATCACTTGGTTTATAACATTACTTTCTTTCATTATATCATCATAATTAATTTCAGAATCTAACAAAGAATATTCAACGCCAACTTGTTCTGGATTTGTTATTGCAAGTTTTAATGCACTTATACTCATTTGTGGAAAGTATTTTACTAAACAGCCATAATATAATAAATCCAATTGATATTTATCTTTTACTATATTTTTTATATCTTCGTCGAATAAATCATATAAATCAATAAAATAACAATTTGTTATTCTTATATTCGAAATAATATTTAAACAAATAAATGAATCAAGCATTTCTATCTTAATTCTGTCTTTTCTTTCCTCAAGTCGTTTATCGATTGTAATTCCTCCGATTATAACATCTCCAACTGTTTTTATAGAATTCCACGAAACTACCAACGGTGCACCATCCACTGTAATCCTATATGGCACGTTGGGTCCTTCTTCGTTTAAGTAATACATAAAATGTTGTCTAAACAATGATACTCCTGATATTAATTTTAATTTATGTCTTAAATCTATTATCGTATCTTCTGGAAATACTGATACATCACTGTAAACAGGCGAAATGTCTTTATTGTCAATTATAATACTTTTTTTACCCTTTTTATGTTCTTCTTGTTTTATTTCATCGAATAAAACAATGTCATCAACTTCGTCATCTCCTCCCCATATTCGTTTTGACGCAACTGATATATCGGTTGCAAGTGGGTCACTTTCTGGAGGATCTTGAGGAGTTAATTTATGTTTCCAATGTACTCCATAAAAATTTTTAATTATAGTTTCATCTTTCTCATTCCATTTAAAATATCTCGGATCTTTATCTTTATAACCTCTATTGATTGCATTAAATACACTTTTTGGAATATTCCCAAGAAAGAAATATGCCTTTACAAATTTACCAGTGTTTATATCTAATTTACAAATACATAATGGATTTTGTTCATAAATATTCATGATTTGTTATATATAACATGAATATAATTCTATGTATAACAATAACTATTGTTTTATTGATAATCTATATATTATCAACACATAGATTTGATCATTTTGCAATTACTAATGCAAAACCATTAATATCTTCAGTCGATGGAAGATTATATAAAGTACATCCACAACACACACACTCAGATAGGGCTGCCAATATTTTAGCAAAACTTAATGAAAAAATTGTAGATTTATTAAAATGGTTAAAAAATAAACATAAAAATGATAAAATAACACAACGATTATTAGAAAGATATAATCCAGATAATTTAATAGAAAATTCGCCAAAAGATCCATCTAATGATACCGCATATTCTTTGAACAAGGGTTCAAAGATTGCTATCTGTTTGAGAGAAAAATCAATTAATGAAGATGAATTATTGTCAATGTCAATATTATTGTTTGTGACATTTCACGAAATGGCTCATATTGGAATTGATGCAATCAATCATCCGCCAGAATTTTGGAGTGCATTTAAATACTTATTATATGAAGCCTCGGTGGCAAATATCTATCACAGTCCAAACTTTGCTAATTCCGCAGTGGAATATTGTGGAATAAAAGTTGATTATAATCCATTATTTGATACATCAGTTAAGCAATACACACCTACATAATGGACATGTAATTATATTGTGATATAGTATTAACTGTTTTACACAATGTTTACAAATAGTGTGCTTACAGAATAACAACACTTGTGTTGAATTTTCCAAACAAATTGGACAATTATCCATTATTGACAATTGTTTATAAAACATATTTTTTTTCTTTTTTCCATTGACGTAATACTGAACATGATTTATATCATTATTCAAGTAAAATATAACCGCTGGATTTCCAATTCTTGATTTTTTATTGTTTTTGTAATGCATTTCTAATAGTAATTTGCCGTTAATATCCCATTCTTTTATTACATTTTCAATCTTTCCATTAATAATATATATAGATTTCTTTTGTTGACCATTCATGTAATATTCTTCATATGCCGGATTATTAGAGTTATGAAGAATCATTCTACTGTTAACAATATTAAAACAAAATTTTTGTTTAATAATTTTGTTTTCATGATATGTTAATATAATATTATTTAATTTATTTTTATATCTAAACTCTGGTAATTGTACATTATTTGTTTTATAAACGACTTCTCCGTGCATTAAATCATTAGATGTGATTTGTGATAATAACAATAATTTATTTGGTATTTTCAGATCTTCAAATTCTATTTTTGATGATTCCCATTCAATTCTAATTAAATTACCATAAATATTAAACTTTAATAAATTCGTTAATTTATTATTGTTATCAAAAGATCTCAATGTATCAAGAGAATTATTAATATAATAATTAGCAGTTGAATATCTCGCATTTGGACTGATAAATGATAATAAATTTGGAAGATAATTATTGTTACAATGATACTCATTTATTTTATTTGGAAATGATAAAAATCCATTTGAATAATATCTTATCTCCTTTGGATGCATGGTTTGTTTATAAAATATTTCTATTGATGGCTCTCCACATGTTCTATGTAATTTATTTTTCATATAATATTTCTTAATTAATAGATCTCTAGTATATATGATAACACTTGCTCCATTACTTCTGTTCAATTGATTATGTGATAAGTAATATTCAGCGCGTAATTTACCATTAATATTGTAACACATAATCGCTGGTCTATTCTCACAATGAATTTTACCATTAACGTAATGTATCATTTTTTGCATGTTTCCATTTTTGTAGTATTGTAAATATGCTGGTTTTTCTCTAATATCATTTTTTTTATTAAATAAAAATGTTGTTATTGATTTAACGTTCTTCAACTGCATAAAACCATAAATTAACACATACTGCGAACAATGCTGATGACATCGCACATCAATTGTATAATCCATTTCTATATATTAAATTGAATTCAATTTAATATATTAATATATATCAATGGAAGACAGTGAAAATAGCGACATTGAAATAGAAGAAGATGAAACAAGTATTAACAAAAAAAATGATGGACTATTGCTTAAATATAATGGAGAAGAAACATTAAATATCCCTAATAGAAATAGCTTTACAAGTGAGTATGAATTAAATGATACTTTACTATTCTTACCCAATGATATAGAAGAAACACGATTATTTGACAATGGTTATCCTGTTTATGCTTTAAAATTATTTGGAATAATTCCAAATGGTTGTAAAACAGAATTAATTATAACAAATATTAAAGTGTTCTTTGATGTATTGATAGAAAATAATGTATCGAAAATTTTATCATTATTACAAAATATTAGCAATGATGATAAATCAATGTATTTTAAGTGTGAAGATATTGAAGCATATTCAATAAATGGTTATAGCAATGAGAAAAAGAAATGGAAGCGTATTTATTTTAACACATTAAAAGATAGAAAAGACGCACTACTACTATTAAGAGAAGAAGGATTAACTTGTGCATCTGATGATAAAAGTTCATATTATAGAAAAGTATCAAGAGAACATGGATTTTGTTTAAGTAATTGGTTATCAATTAAAAATTATTCTATTAATGAAAATGGTTCCCCATTATGTAAATATAGTTTTAGAGTAGATGTTAATAATATATCAAATGCGGAATTAACTGGTGATATACAAGATAAAACATTAGTTATGACATGGGATATAGAGACATATAGTACAAAACGAGATGGAAATTTACCAGATCCCAATTTTGATTCAGATAACGCATTTATGATATGTATGTCATGTCATTGGAAAGATGAAGATTCTTCATTAATACAATTTTGTATTACAAATGTTGAATGTAATACTGACGAAAGATGGATAACAATACTTTGTGATAATTATAAAAATATTATAAAAGCATTTACACTATGTTATCAAGCTATGGCTCCTGACATTATCATTGGATTCAATGATAGTGATTATGATTGGCCATTCATCATTACAAAAGCAAAAAGATTTGGTATTTTATGTTGGATGGTGGATAAAATGAGTGCCACAAAAAGAGCCCATTTGAAAGAAGATGAAATAATGCAATGGAATTACAAAGTTGATCAAAAAATTAAAATAACCGCTGAAGAAGTTGCATATTGCAAATATTTCAAAGTTGCAGGATGTGTGCCAATAGATGTTAGAATTGTGTTTAAAAAATTATACCCAAGAGCAGAAACATCTAAATCAAGTTCTCTTAAATATTACTTAGAAATTAATGACCTTGGAGGAAAAGTAGATATGCCGATTATTAAATTATGGAATAATTATCAACAAGCAATGAAAACAACAACTGATGAAACAAAAGAAAATATGCATCATGCTGCATATTACTGCGTTATCGATGCTTTTCGTTGTCAACAATTAATGACAAAAAGAAATGTTATCAATGATTATAGAGAAGTAAGTAACATTGCATATGTTTCATTATTTGATTCGCATTATTATGCAGGAGGTATGAGAGTATGTAATCTTGTTAGTGCATATGCATGGAGAAAAGGAATACTTACATCAATGGTGGCAAAAGAAAACGCCATGGAAGGTAAATACCCTGGGGCGTACGTTTTTCCACCAGATAAAGGATTAACACCTAATCCAATGAATATAATGAAATTTACAAATGATGAAGAAGTTTCATTAAGTGGAGATAGACCAGTGACTGGTTTAGATTTTTCATCACTGTATCCAAGTTTGATTATGACATATAATTTATCTCCAGAAAAGATAATATTAGATGAAAATGAAATGCTTAAATGGAAAGATTTGGGAAAAAATATTCATTCAATAGAATTCCCATATGGGAATAGACAGGTCAAAGGATGGAGTGTTAGAGATGACATAGGTTTATTTCCAACAATATTAATAGATTTATTTAATAAACGAGCAGAAATAAAAAAGAAATTACATACTCTGACACGATTAAAAGAATTGATAGAACTAATACAGAAAAAAGAAGTTATTGATAATGATGAATATAGAAAATTAATAGCTTTACCAGAAAAAGAATTATCAGCTATCTATAAGAAAACATGTTTTGATTGGGTGTCTGCTAATACTAAACAAAATGCTATAAAAGTATACATGAATTCATTTTATGGAGAGGCTGGGAATGCTTTATCACCATTCTTTATGTTAGAATTAGCAGGTGGGGTGACTAGTGCTGGTCAAAGAAATATTCAATTAGTTGCGAGTTTTGTTAAAAGCAAAGGTTTTCGCATTAAATATGGAGACACTGATTCTCTTTATATAACAGTTCCATGTAAACATTTTGAAAAATGTGATAACGAATATAAGAAAACAAAAAATAAAACATTGTGGTATACCACAATGGTTAAAATAACAATGGAACAGATGACTATTTTGCGAAATGAAGTTAATAAATTCTTAGAAGAAGATAATAAAACTACATATCTTAAAATGGCATATGAGGAAGTGTTATTTCCAGTTGTATTTACAGGAAAGAAAAAGTATTTCGGCATTCCACACATTAATGAAGTTAATTTTAATCCAAATAAATTATTCATAAAAGGCATTGATATTATCAAACAAGGTCAAGCTGGTTTAGCAAAAATAATAGGAGAACGCATTATGTGGAAATGTATGGATATAAATAACACAAAATCAGTTATTGATATAGTACAAGATGTTTTAAGAGATGCTGTAATTAATTTATCACAATGGGAATTTAAACATTTTGTTCTAACTGCCTCATACAAGCCAAATAAAGATAATAAAAGGGTTCAATCATTCGTGCGAAGAATGAGAAACAGAGGTGAAAAAATACCAGAAGCTGGTGAGAGATTTAGTTATGTTATGGTTAAAAATTTATATGATGATGAAATACCATTTGATAATATGTTTGATATAACAGGAAAACGATTAGCGATTAAAAAAGGAGATAAAATGGAATATGCGGATATTGCTAAAAAGAAAAATCTTCAAATTGACATAAATGAATATATTTCATCATCTGTGATTGGCTTATGTGCAAGATTTATTAATCAAGGAAGTGATGATATGTCAGATGAAGATATTCAAAAAAAATCAAAAAAATTATTAGAAACATTTATTAACGATATAGAAAATAACCATGTTGATTTACGTAAATATGGGACTACATATAGACGAGCATATAAGAAAGCAATAGATTATAGTTATGTAAAAGAATTACATCACATTGACACAATTCAGACATGTATTGACAATGCAAGAGAATATTGTGACAAAAATAAGTCAAAATTTGTAATTAATGATGTTTTCAAAATTAGTACAAATAAAAATAAGTACTTACAATCAATAAAAGATTCATTGATGAGCGAAATCAAAAACAAATCAGATTGCATAAATCTGATTGTAAGACAATATAATGATATATTAATAAAAAACGTTAATATATCTCGTAAGAATGAAATTAATAATTCATCACAACCATTAGAAGAAATTAAAATAAATAAAAATGATTTACAAAAAGTATTTGATTATAAAATACTTCTAAATAAATTAACAAATGTATTAAAATTAGAATATAAGGAAGATGAACTAATAGAAACAATAAAAAGGTTAAAACTCAAGCACAATGGAATTCAACAGCTTGATAAAAAAGAAGTAAAATCTTCTATTAATAATTTTATTAACAATTTTATAATCTAATATATATAACACGATGGAAATCATTGTTGCTTCTTTAATAGCACTCGTGGTTGTATTAATCATTGTTATCGTATATCTTATGCGAAAGAAAAAGGATAGTTTCCATAATCCATATGCATTATTAAATAGCAATCTTGATGCAGTGCGTGGAAAACGTAATGATGGATATAAACAAGATGGATTAGACAAGTATCATCGTTCAGGAGTTTCAATCAAACCAGAACAACTAACTGAAGCAGAGCGTCAACAATGGTATGCAACTATGGCCGAAGATGAATCTGCTCAATTCAACACTGAACTTGCTCAAGAAAATTTTACAGACACCCTTCAGTACCATAGCAAAGCACCAGCAATGGACTACGATGGATATGTCACAGATTTAGTTGTTGAACCAAGAGTAAAAGACAATCACAAAAAATGGGCAAAAGAAATGGAACCGTGGAGTGGTGGGTTACGTCAAGTTGATGATTTAGATATGTCTAATTATGTCGATTATATCGGACTGCGTCGCCCACAAGCAGTAGCTGTGTATAACCCAACTCAACTAACCGAGATCGGAACTAGCGATTTAGCTTCTAATAAGAAATTTAACTTCCAAGGATAAACCTATCAATAAATACCTATTTTTTTACAGTCTAAATTTGATAATATTTTTTATATATATGTTTTGCTCCCCTGCTGACACAGGATGGCAACGTGCGAGTGCGGATGCTCACGTCCGCTGTGTGCGTTTGTCGGGTGCCTAGCTGCGCGGAAGCAGGAACGCTACGAGCTGACGGTCGAGAAGGTGGCCGCGTGGGCAGTCGACTGTCCACGTTGCGTGAGGGGTGCTGATGACAAGTGCACATACGTGCCGTGGACGGAGAAGGAGATTGACGAAATTAAGAAGGATTTCGTCTCGTCATTGCCACGTATGTGTCAGCAGTGCAATTGCTGCACAACACGCGATCCGCATTGCATTTGGTGAAGGATGGTTTGGACGTCGGCGAGAGGCCGAGGTCTGCCAGAGTGAAAGAGCTCTGGAGATGCCATTTTTTGTTTAAAATTGATAATATTTATTACTTTACTGCCGACACAAGATGACAACGTATGATTGTCGATTCACTAAATTTGTCAGAGATTTCATGCATTGTACATATCTAACAGAAGATACTAATAATCTAATGTATGAAATTCTCGCACAGATTTGTGTATTGCAAATCAAACCTGTTAAGATTGATCAGGAAGTTAACATTGATTTGTTGAAAGATAATTGTGTATATTGGACGAAGGGAGCAATAGAATTAGTAAAAAAATATGTTACCACTGGACGACGAGATGATTTGATATTTTTGGTAGCAAAGAATGAGCTGTGTCGAGCATGTCTGGCGTATGTATCTCTTTACACAGTATCAAAGTAATGATAAGCAATTATATAAGTATTTGCATTTGGTGATATTTCAGATCTATCAAATGAAGAATCATTAGCGAGATAAACACCATCCTTTCTTAATACTTTTGCTATATAATGTCCTCCGCCGAGTGAACCGAAATGTTCAACTTGACTTACGATGTTATATTTTAATTTTTTACCTGTACCCTTAGAAGAAAATGATAATTGTGGAGAGAAATAATGTGTTTTTTTCACATTATAAACATTAAAACAACAAACAATTATTTCTGGTAGAAAAGTTAAATTACACTTCCTTAAACATGTTGTTTGTTTATTACAGTTCGGACATGTAAAATCTTTAACTTCACCATAATGAATTTTAATACTATCTGAAAATTCTTCTTCATTTTCCGGCACCTTGTTAAGTTGTCCATCCATATAAAATAAATTGAAAATTGTATTACGTTCTCTAATTTCTGAAACAGTTTTTTCACAATTTACACATACAGTTCTATTCATGACTCGATGCATAAATAAATCAGTTAGTAATTTTTCTTCACCATCAACTTCCATCATATCCAACAAATGCATAAATGCTTCTGACGCAGATTCTTGACCAACGCCAAATTGAACATTAGGCCGTCTTGTCGATAAATCTTTAACCAGTGCTTCAAGAATCTTTGTTGAATGTGATGAAATCTCTGTTTTATCATAACATGATTTGATAAAATTATACATAGCATTACCAGTCAATGTTTTTTTCATATATTCCTCATTTTCTAATACTTTTTTATTAAAACACGTCAGACTTGATAACATCTGTAGAAAACTATTAAGATAACAAATAGCTCCAGTATTCATTAGACCAAATGCATTAAATACATATTTTTCGTCATATTTATCCATTTTATTTACTATCTATTTATCAATTCAAATATAAAAAAATGATGTTATAACAATAAGATATCTTATTGTTATATCTTACTTTGATATCTTACTTCGATATCTTATTATGTTACCTACTTCATAACATCTCCATCACTATCTACAAATCTACCAGCATTTGATGATATTTTTGAACTCCAAACCTCGTTAGTATCAAATGGATCAATGCCGTATTCCGTAATTCCACTGGCTACCGATGCGTGAGAACTTACCAAGATATTTCGGCTATGAGTCAGATCTCTATTGAGTTTAAGTCTCACTAACCTAACCACGTTAGCAATGAAGAATACATTCCTCACCAACTTAGTATCAAATCTTAATTTACCAACTCTTTCTAACTTATCTTTAGTTACACCTTCTTTTACCACTTCAACAACTTCTGGTTTCATTCCATCAGTAGTCTTGATATAGGTGAGTTTAACTGGAGAATCAGCATCTAATCTATCCCCAAAATTATTTTCATTACCACGTAATGCTTTATAAACATCACTATCTTTATTTAAAATATCAATCAACATTGAATGAGGTGGTTTGACAACTGGATTTCCAAAGTTATCATTACCTGTCGGTACGGCAGTACTGAAATTATATAGAATACTTCCAAATACTTCTTTTGAATTATATCCATCAAATGATTGTAATGCACCAATAATGGTATCATAAATTTTTGTATTATTTGCCCGTGCTTGAGCCACTGTATAACCAGCTGATATTGCAATAGTCTCTTGTCCAGTTATTCCGTCAATAAGTCCCTTCATAATAGATAATTTTGTTCTTAGTGATGATAACGATCGTCTTCCTAACGCTCCTAATGATGCAGCACCAAGAACAGCTACACCAGCTGCTGGAATTGCTGCTTGAGCATTTCTCGTATATATTGCAGCAGCAATTGCAATACCAGCACCTTGTACATTACAATTAGTTGTTACCATATTTGCAATTTGTGCGAGTGTGAGACGGCTTAATTCGAAATCGGGGATTCCTAATAAATTGATAGCAATTAAATCAGCAATATTCGCTGGTCCGGCCGCAACCGTGAGTACTGCAACTCCTGCGTCATTAATAAGATATTGAAGAGCAATTTCCAAATATAACTGACACATTTGTGCAGTTTCAGTTTTATATAAAGATTTTCCAGACGTCCATCCAGCATTTGGTAATTCTTTGGCATCTTTAGTCGCTGCAGCGGCAAATGCGGGGTCTGCTGCCACATTTGCTGCTAATGCAAATGCTGGATTTTCTCCTTCTGCAGTATTTACGACCACCGCAGCACCAGCACCAGTGATTGCAGCATTAACTGCGGTGGAATTAGCTTGAACAATCGGAGCACTACATAGTTCGGCAATAATTTTGAATGCTGCATAAAGTTTTTGAGTTTCACTACTCATTGTTATTTGAGCTTTTGTATCAAATCTATTAATTTGTTGTATTTGTGGTATTAAATTAACTTTAACACTATTGACAACTTTTCCAAGATTTGTATCCAATAAAGCTGGTTTAATCTGACGTATATTCCTTTCAATAACTAAAATTTCTCTTCCGATTTCTCGAATCTTATCAAATCCTTTATCTCCTAAATTATCATAAATATAATTTTCTGAACGCTTAGGTCTCGCCGCATTGGCGGCCGCTACTGCAGTTTGTCCAACTTGATTTATTACAAGTTGCATATAATTACCAATTGGTCTCACACCAGCAGCTGGAATTGGAAATGGAACCGCTGCAACATTTTGAGCATTAATTGTTGATAACGATGATGATTTTTCAATACCATCTTGTATTGATTTCATCTTTGATTCGACAGATTTAAGTAGATCTAATACTTTTCCAAGTGATGCATCACCACGCGCTTTACCAGCACCCACTCCAGTTCCACCTTCATCAAAATCATAACCATTTTGATAAATAGAACCAAGGAGACATTTGTTGAATAATTGATCTGATAACATTTTAGGCCTTCCCATTCCTAATCCGTTATCTCCACGGAAGATGCGATGAACGAATCCAGCTGAACCACGCTCATTATCATCGCTTCCATATAACTCTCTTGATACTTCACGATATGGATTTACCATCATTGAAATAAACATTTGTTTGGTTGATTCAGGACTTTTTTCAAACGATTTCAGTCTTGAAAATTGTTCTCCGAATACCGATGCCACCATTTCATCAAATGTAAATTCATAGTTATAAAGATTCGCAAGAGGAATATTATTCATCAGTGCATGGAAATTAATAGGCATAATATTCATATCAATAATATTATAAATAATTTCTTTATCGCGCGTTGAACCGCTGTCAACCTTTTTACTTGTTATTACCTTTGTTATCTTTTTGATTGTTTCATCATGTTCTGCTGAGTCAACAACTTCTATTATTCCTTGCAGTGAAGCATCTTTCGTTAAGAAATATGACGCCGACTCATCTTCAACAATTCCGGTTTCCATTGTAGGAACATTGAGTGGTGGGCATTTCGCCGCATCAGCTAGAAATTGTGCATCACTTCCTGCACCACCAGCACGGGTAAGTGGCGCCTTTCGTTCTGGATATGTCGTCGATGTTGGCAATAAATTGATATCACTAAATATATTTGCATTCGATGATATCATAGATTTGAAATTTCTTGTATCGATTGCATATTTTAATAATGAAACTACATTACCAACGAATGTTAAATAACCGGCATCGTCAATCTTATCCTGAGGTGGTGCAACTGCGTTATACACATCTAAAATGTGTTTTAATGATGGCATTGATTCAAATGAAACTTTATTTTTTCCAAGCAATCCATGTACTCCATACATGAATTTGAAATCTGGAGAACCATATTCTTTATTTGGAAATAATAATCCTGAATCAACACAACCAACTTTATCAACTTCTGATTTATTATATGTTATACATTTTTCATTACCTGCTGGTGCTACTGATGAATAATCAACCTTCGAAAGATTTCGAAGAGGATACATTGATATAGATAGAGGCATTAAAGGATATTTATTATTCTTTGATTTATACATGTCGATACTTGTTTCGTTATACTGGAAATATATTCCACTATCACCAAGTTCTTTTAATACATCACTGCAAGATGTAGATAAAACAAATGTTGCATTTGAAATGTTATCTAATAGTGCAACGAAGTATTTTTGCATACTTTCACTACTTGTTGGTTCATTTGTTATGTCTTTAACTTTGCTTAAGAATTTGTCATCTTTTGTAGGTCCATACGTGGTATCGAATTGATCTACAACAGAAGAAGCTGCATTCGCAGGATTAATGTATATATTGCTATTAAGAATAATCTTCTTATATCTAGAAATATTAAGCACTCTATTTGCTCGATCATCTAAAACAACTCTTCCATCCCATACACGAACATCAAGCGGATTAGCACCTGCAGCATTCGCACCCTTCACAGCTCGTGGAACTTTTCCAGCGAGAACTGCCAGTCCATCGGCCACATCGAGTTGTGATGGACGATCAAATCTAATTTTACTCTTATTAACAAACATTTTGATAAAATCACATTTTTGAATCATTGTATCAAATAATTTGACGAATGATGGAAGGAATGCACGATATTTTTCTTTCATGAATAGTGGAATATCCGTAAGTGTTGAAAGAAGATGATCGGAAAGTTGTCCTGATGCAACTGATGCAAAATCTTTTGTAAGACGTTGAAATACAAGAGATAAAGACGTGACAAGAAGAGTATTTGGATCTGGATCTCCTCTGAAACCAAAATTACCACCAGCACCATAAGGAATAGCTCCAGCAGTATTACCAGCACCAATATAACCAGTAGGTAATGCATTCGCTGCTACAGCAAGTCCAGCACCGCCATCTGTCTTTGGAACGAAATATAAATCTGGAATAGAATTGCTTAATGGATCTCCGATACATGAAGATATCGGACCATTAGAAAACGCATTAATTAAATTTGCATAAATCTTTTGATTACTTTCATCAACAAACATTCTTAAGAAGTTTGCGATAAGTTGATTGAATGTAATCAAAAGACTTCTGTATTGATCAATATTTTGTGTACCGCTCGTACTGAATAGATTAATCTTTCTGCACAATAGTTGAATTTCACCACCATTTGGACTATTCGCAACTGGAATATATTCTTGTGCTACAATTGCTGCATTTTTAGCCGCCAATCTTGCTTGTGCTGCGTTGACACCAGCACCAACAGGGGCATCAACTCCAAAATATGCTGCATCTTTTTGTGCTTTAGTAATTGTATCTTTTTTAAGTCTAATCAATCCCTGGAACCATTTGACATTATCATATTCTTCAAAACAGATTCCATCCAAATCAGAATTCAAATTCACAGCATTATAAAAGATAAGTTTACAAAATGTTTGGCCGTATGATTCATATCTTGAAGCATCATTTTTAAACCAGCCTTTTGTAATGTCTGAAGTATCCGCACCCGCAGCAACAGCGGAAATATCTGGAAGAAATGCTTCTTGAATAACATTTCCGACATAAGTTTGGATTGCACCGAATTGACTCACCGGCAGTGTTGAAATTCTTCGACGCATCTCAAGTTCGTCTCCCGCATTTACTACAGTATGACGACCAATTAATCCCATTGGATAAAATGGTATGCCAAATGCACCGGCAACCGCAGATCCATATCCATGTGTTGGAAGAGCACAAATGTTGAATCTATTCGTCGATTGATATTCAATTGCAAGATTGGGGAATCTTCCAAGATATTTATTCTGCATTAGTTCGTTTGATACTCCAGTGTCTCGAATGAGATTGGATAAGACATTTGAAATATTACGAGATAGTCCGTCAAGTGTTCTTTCTTGATCCGATGGACTATTTGTTTTTCCTCTAAAGTATAAATCGATTAAATTTTTCTCAATCCAATAAATCGAACCTTTATTATCGCTAAGTTCGAATTGATTAATTGTTTCTTTTGGAAGATATGTTCTAAATTGTTCAAAGTATGATTTAACACCTTGTAGAAGTTGTTCGCAAGTTCCACGCAGTTTAGTAAAATTAACTCTGAGTTTTGGCATTGGTTCCTGTGTAAATTCAGCAGTAACCAGTCCTTGAGAAGTGTTAACTGCATTGAAAACATTTTCAACATAATCTTCCATAATTAATCCATAATTAACAGCAAACCGTGCAAATGTCTTAAAAATCTTTAACTCTGCTTTGTTGAATTCAGTTAATCCTTGAATATCATCTCCTGAATATTCTGATGGTTTCTTCGACAATGGAATAATTGGACATTCTTTTCCAGATAACATCCCCGCAACAGCACCCACAGCCGACGCTTTTAATGCATCTAATGCATCATTAATATTTGCTGGTACCTGTATATTACCGGCGCCAGCAGCACCCTGTTGTCCTACAAGTAATTTTGCATAATTCACCGCTTCTTGTGAATTCACGGCTGCAACAGTTCCATTTAATCCAACAGAATAATATAAATGATAAATTTCATATGCCATCCAATAATATAAATCTTTCGGAAGAGCACTAATCGGAATTCCAGCTCTTCCATTGAATGATGGATCCAAAAATTTCATTAAATATCTTCCATAAAGACCGCCACTAACTTTACTTTGTAATTTCTCATTTCTTGACATTAGTAATGCAATTACATTCTCATCAAGTTTATTTAATCCAACATTCTTTTGTTTCATTCCAAGATTCTTAAACTTATCAACCAAACTCGCAATAGCTTTCTTCACATCATCTGACAATGCTGGTGCTGCCGCTAATACTGCTGCTGCATTAGCAGTAAATGAGCCAACACTAACACCATAAGCAACAAGAGTTCTTGTTGGTGCTGCACCAGCAGCAGGAAAATCTGCTGCTATGAATTCATTAGCTCCATTTTCAAGTTCTGAATAGAAATTTGCACTTTCGATTGGTGCACCACCAGCATCGGCACATGTCGCATGTGCTTGTTTGCGATATTCTGCATATAATTCATCCATGATGGCATTTTCCATATCAACTGGATCCATAACATTGATGTTTGATTCGAGTTTCTGTAAGAATGCTTGAATAGTTGATAACATGTTCAGTCCGGTAACAACTGTTTCGTGGAACATAAACATTTTATCAGCACTTGCATTTACAACATTTGTACCTTGAATCAATCTTATGGCAAAATTCAAACGATCGGTTTTGTTCTGTGCACGTTTGATTTCAATCTCTGCTTGTTTGATTAATAGACCGTAACTAACTTTACCAAACTCTTTTTTGTTCTCTTCGAATTGTTCACTAACTTTGGTGCGGAAATCTCGTAGAAGATTTCGTGCTTCATCATTTAGAGTTTTAGTTGTGTAATCAAGTTTTGTTGTAGATGGAGTTCCAGTAAGATAACGATCGCTTGGAGCACGACGAGAATCAACTTCGATGTCATCTTCTCCAGGAAGAATGGAATAATTGGTATTATTCCATGTATCGTATTTTTCAGCATTTCGTTCTTGATTAATCATACTCCAGTATTTTGTCATATCTTCGCGTTTGATAATACCATATCGACGATTCACTTCTATAACAAATGCTGATATCGCACTACTGACAGGTGATTCAGGATTCTTTGATTTGAAATGTTCATAAATGTAATTAATTTCTTTAATAAAAATGCGTAATTCATTATCAGTATATGTGCCAGTGTCTGATGAATATGCCCGAATAAAAAGTTGTCTAATAAATCCAGCAAATACGCCTTCGAGCTCTGGAAGCATTGCAATTCTTTCATCTTTGTCGGATGGTTTAATAACGTTCCACACGAAATACTTCTTGTAAAATTCGGCAAGACGTGGAAGTCTGAAATAAAGTTCACACGCCCCTTCAATTACTTCAGGATCTGGTTCCATATACGTAACTCCGCCACCAACAATCATGCGAGTTGGTGTAAGATCGTAAATTGGTGTCGTTCGTGCAAACATATCATACAAACCAAGTGTAGTAAGAATCTTTGCAGCCATCGATTTAATAATCATAATGAAATATTTATCTTCAGTAACATAATTACCAAGTAATTGTTTTGTACAAGGTGAATCTATGCTATTAAAGAAAACTTGATATGGAGATACTGCATCAACTGCTGCTGCTGTATTTAATCCTGATGTACCAAGTTGAAGATTACTATCGGCAACGTCTCCAATTTTAACAGCGTTTCGACCTGCAGCAAGTCCATCCTCGGCAACACTTGCATCCCTTTTGTAATAAATTGACATGGAACTGCATTTCATGTAATCCATCAATGCTTTATAAATTTGTGTTGGCGACATAAAGATTTGCATACGCAATTCTTGTCCTCCAAATTTATCTCCAATTCGTGAAAATGCATTGATAAGATTTTTTAGTGCCTGAAAATTGTCAAGTGCATCAGATACTTCTTTTCTTGCTTTATCTGCTAATGAACTTGATGCATCAATCCCGCACTGTGGAACACCAGCATTATCACTAACTTCATTGTAATAATGTTGCTCTTTCATGTCTTTTGACGCTAAGCCATTATCACTTTGTTGTGAAACTGCATTTAATGTATATTTTCCTGTACATTCAAAAGCTCTCCATAGATGATCACCAGTTTCCTCACTGAACCAACGTGCGATAACTTGAGTACCTTCAAGCATCTTTTTAATATCACGAACTGCATCAGGATCTTTTGTAATAGCTTTCGTGAATGCTTTCATATACAAATCTATTGCTTGTAATGCACGATAAAACTTACTCTTACAAGAATATTCATCACTAATCCACTTTCTTGTTGCCTCAAATTTTTTATCGTTATCTTTACCAGCAAATGCTCCACCAGCGGTTCTCGATTCATTTGTTATTCTTCCAGCTTTAGTGTTGTTTGCTTCCTCAAGCATGATCGCACGTTCATTTTCTAATACTTTCAGTCGTGATGCAACTGCATTTCCAAGCATGTCTGCATATTTCTCACCGTAGATATCTAACTCTTTCGACGTCTTCTCAAGATTATCACGAATCTTGGCAACATAATAGAAATAAACAAATTCAGAAACGGCTTCATTAAAACTTAATGAATTTTTTGACACTTCTGGATATAATAAGAAATCGTCACCACCTTCTGTTTTCTCTTCGCCTCCATATTTCTTAATTATTGCATCACTGTAATAATCAACAGTCTTCTCAATGGCAGTAATCGATCCCTTGAGTTTTGTGAATAATTCCGAAGAAGGTTTATAGATATCTAACTCAAGAACACTATCACAAGCTTTAATAACCGAGCGTAATGCGTTAATAAATCTTTCTTTACGTTCACGTGCAGTGGCATCGGTGTATAATCCAATTAATGCAAGTTCAATCTTTTCAGGAGATGCACCTGATAAAAGTTTCATCACATCACGAAGTAAATCTGTTTTCTCGGTGAGTGGAATACTTTTTCCGAATTCTTGAGAAATGCTTTTCACAGAAGTTAGAAGATTGTTATACCCCTCATTCATTCTGCGAACAAAATCTTGAATAATAACTTTCTTCTCAAGATTAAATCTTGCAACTCTTTTCTCTACTTTTGTCTTGCCATCAAGTTCATCTTCTTCTGCAGCACCCCGAACTTCAACGCCAATTTTGTCATCATCTTGTAGAAGTTTGAATGCTGTTTGGAATGAGCTGTCACGAGTTGGTTCGAATAATTTAACAAGTTCTTCCATTGCAATAATGAATTCTCCAAGATGCTCTACTTTAACACCCTTCATCTTCTCATCAATCTTTTGTTTAAATTCTTTTAATGTACCAGTGTTAATGTAATCATTAATTGACATTCCAATCTTTTTTAGACTCCTATTAGCCTTGTGCGCAATTGATGCAGCAGTACCGAGTCCAGTAAGACTCATTGCTAAACTATCGCTAAGAGCTTCTGCCCCAGGGCGCAATCCTAGACGCCCGATCATTGCACGGTTTTCAGATAAATCTCGCATTGCTAATTCGAGTTCTTTGTGAGCTGGTGCGAGTTGTGCATGAACAATATTTTTAATCATTTCTGTTTGACGACTAAGTTCGTTTTGAGCACGATTATAAATATCACGAAAACGTTCAGTTTCACGAATAAGAATTTCATCTTTTGACGATGTTATGCTTTTCATAATCTTTCCGTGTGCTTCTAAAAGAACTTGTTCGAGAATTTTTACATTACGTAAAGCATTAGTCATCGATGCTTGAATATTCAAAAACTCAGTGTTAACACCAGTTGCAAAACTATTAGACCACTCGCTTACCGCGGTGCATAATTCAACTGGATTTAATGCAGTGTCGATGAACATTTCAGATGGCATCGTCGCCCCTGGAGTAAATTGATCATTTAGTACTTGTGCAATTGTTTTGCACACATTTTGTTGTTCTTTACTGTCAGGATTAAATGTTTTATGTTTTCGCGGATCTGGAAGTAGTTCAACTAATTTTTGAATCACAACATCAGCATCATCGTTTGCATTTACTTTTAGTCCTGCATCTTGCATGGCTTTAGCAATTTTACGAATTGTGTCAGATTTTGCTTTTTGTGCGAGTGATGTTTCATAGTTTCTTAGTTGTTGCATCACTTCTTTGTCATCTTTGGAAAAATTGTCATCTTCGTAACCACCAGCCTCCTTTATAGCTTTTTCATAGGCACCTCGTTTGCTTGGCATTGTAGATATAATTGATATATATAATAATGTTTATAAAATCTTCAATTGATTACAATTAATTATAGAAAAGAATATTATTATAAATATATAGCGTATCAATGGCTGATAAAAAGAAACACGAACTCGTATATTTTTGTAGAATATTTCAATGGGTTCAAAAGCAGGATCCAGATTTTGCAGATGCAATTAAGGATCTTTGCATGGAAGGAGCCTTATCAAATAAATACGGTGTAACATTTTTATATCCAACTGATAAATCATATCGTCAGAAAATTATTGATAAAACATATTCTGAGGATGCAAATGAAGCAGTTAGAATGCTTGAATCATTGCTTGTGCCGATTGCTCTGTTAAGTGGCAGAGATTGGGATAAACAACCAGTTGGTAATAAATGCAGAGTTCTTTTTAAGGTTAAGGTTGTTGATAGTGGAACAGTTGAGATTGAAGGAAAAGAGCCAATTGTTTTAACATTGTGTTCTGAATTTAAAAAGCTTGGTAATAATCAAAATGCTGTTGTTTGGTTAGTTAAAAAAGGAACACTACCAACAAGTGGTGGAGAATTATATGAAATGCCAAAACTCGAAAGGAAAGCACCAAAAGGAAAAACCGGTGCTGGTGATGATGATAACATAGTGCGAATTCTAATTGCAATGTCCGTTGAGGGACAATTTAAAAGTTGCATGATGGCTGATAGATGTAAGAAATATAATCCATATATTGGTACAATGATCAGTCTTCTTAAATTTTTAAAATCAAAATATCCAGATGTTTATAAAGATATTCTTCCACTGCTTGATTATGATCCAATTATTTCATTTTACTTAATTGTTCAACCATATAAAACAACTGGTAAATATTTCCTGTCTGACGATGTCCTAAGAGATTGGAAGTGCACAATCATTTATAAAAATGCAGTGGAAGATTATGTTGGGTTTGTCAGAGAAGGGTGTGTAGATGCTGGTGATAAAGTTTTAAAATTTCAAGAAGAATTACAGGGAAAGAAACCACAGGATTTAATTGATTGTGTTACTAAAATTTATAATGAAATTGACACATCAATAGTACCGAATGTTAAATCACTTGTACCAAATCAACTTCTTTGGCAAGATTTATTTAGGTTTGTTATATCCATGGCAGTTCAAAATATGTATTTATCAATCAAATTCAATCCACTTGATTGGGATAGTGTTGTATCTATTATTAAAGAACTGTGGTCTGGAAATGATTATGTGAAAGAATCAATGCTTGTGGATAATGTTGAAGTGCAGAAAAACATCACAATGGTGCGCATTCCTTTACTATTGTTTGTTAAATTTATTAATAGTGAAAGTTTTATTTATGTTTGCAGAGATTATTCATCAGTTAATGCTAAAGATTCACAATCATTTGGAAGTTTGAATCCAAGAGATGTCACTATATATAAATCAAGTTTAAAATCATATGTGATGCTATGTAATAATAATAGTGAAATGTTGCGGTCTGATGGATTAAGCGACCGTGTACTGCGTGAATTAAAACAATATAAAGAAGAATATGGTAAATTACCAGACATTTGAATTAACGTATATATAGGTATAAAATGCTGACACCGATTCTTTGTTTTACATGCGGTTGTCCGATTGGAGATAAAGATGATGTTTTTAAAGAGTTAAAAAAGAGGAAAATTGCTGAAACAAAAGATGTCAATATTGACTGTAGCGATATTTTGGAAAAACTTGATATAAAGAACGATTGTTGCAAAATGCACGTAATTTCAGCTAATAAATTCGAAGATCTATATTGATTTAAAATTGAATATATAGATTTAAGTAATATACAACAATGGATTCAACCGCTTGTTTCAAAGCTCAAGATGTCTATCAACGTCTGCAAGAAGCCAAGACTAATTCAACCAATGACAAATGGTGGAAAGATGTAATTGAAATTGATTTTCTAAATCCACGTGAAGGTTCTTCATCGTCTCAAGCTAAAAGTACAACATGGATTACAATTTGGTACATTAATGAGAAGAAGGAGAAAAAACCATTCAAAATCTTTATCAACGGAGAACAACATTCAGGTCAAATTATGCCATTAACCGATGAAGGAGTAAATGAACTGTCTCTGTCAAACTCTAACAAGAAAATTGTCATCACAAAACGTGATCCAACTCGCAAACCATGTATTCAAATCCAGAAATGGACTACTCAAGTCAAAACTGAGTCTGATGGTATCACAATCAAACAAGATGACAAAGGAGAACCGATCTATCCAGCTGAAGAATTTCGAAGCATGTATTTTGGAATCATTGAACTATTAGATGAAATATTTAAACGCGAGGTCTTGTTTCGTTTTGACAATTTTAACAAACTAATGTCATTCATTGAAGAATCAAAAAATAAAGATAAAACAACGTCTGCAAATGCAATTATGACTGAATTTATTTCAAAGAATTCATTAAATAAAAAAGGAGATATTTATATGCCTCCAAATCCAAGTAATATTAATGATTCAATGTTTAAAAAATACTTCTCAAGTGCAAAAGATATTGAATGCATTAAAAGTTATTTAATTATATTAAAAAGTGCTAAAATTGTAAATCTCATTCAGGAAAATATTAGTGATAAAAGCACTGCCAATGCTGGTAAGCCTCTACCAAATCCTATCACTCGCATCACGATAAATATTGAGCAATGTAAAATTCATGAACGAGTAACTGATGCAACTGGTAAATTTGTTAATCTAAATCCTCAAATTGATGATACTAATATTCACAAACTGGTACTACCTCGTAGCAAGATTTATGGAATTGTCAATCTTGGAGCAGTATGCATTAGCCCAATGGGCGTTAGCATTCCAAGCAAGATTGATCCATTAATCGTTCGTAAGTATATCAAAGTATCAACATTTGATGTCAACTCATTACCGTTTGATGATGTTGCACCACAAGAACAACCAAAGGAGCAACAACCAAAAGAAGATGATATTTCAGACGATTATTTAAATACAGAGTAATATAGAATGCTTTATAAGGATGCGTTGAAATTGGCAAATAAGATAAAGAAAAAAATAAAATCAAAATGTTATATTGTTGGTAGTTTAAGAAGAAAAGAAAAACTTATCAATGATATAGATCTATTAGTAACAAAGAATATTACATTACCATATACAATATTAAAAAATGGTAAATATTACAAATCTTTTTTACTTCCAAATAATGTAAAACTGGATTTATTCTTTATCAAAAAGAAACATTTACCATTCGCATTGTTTCATTATACTGGTTCAAAAAAATATAACATTCGTATAAGAGCATATGTAAAGAAAAAAGGTTATCTTTTAAATCAATATGGTTTATTTAGAAATAAAAAATTAGTTTCTAAAAATATTAAAACAGAAAAAGAATTAACAAAATTAATAGGTGTTTCATTTAGAAAACCATCTAATCGTTTATTTTAACGAATCATACATAGCATGTTTATGCAGTGTGTTGACTTTCCCAAATTCAACACCTAATATAAAAACTAAAAAGATAAGAATCAAACAAATCACCAATATTAAACCAACTGATATTTTTTCTTGCATTCTTTGCGTATATAGAATCGCATTTCAAAATTTACATTATTAGTTTGAACACAATAAAACTCTGTGAGTAATTCAAAATTCACATCAAGTTCATGAACCAAATCATGATGTGCATATCTAAATTCAGTTGCCATGATGATATATCTTCCCTTAAAATGAGAAATATCTACTTTTGTTGGATAAATCAACAAAAGAGTATCAATATCATTTCCTTGTTTCAATGCATCTGATGGATCAATAATACGTCTCGTTGGCATATAGTTAATAACTGTGTCCTCATGATTACTGCAAATAACTTGCAAACCCATTTTTTCCAACAAATATTCCCAAAACCCTGTTTTGACTGTCACACTAATAATATCTCTATCGCCAATTGTTTTATACGAACTAATCAATTTTTTAATTTCATCAAGACATTTCATTGTTGGCATACAATAATCAAAATATGATTTAAACAAATTTTTATCAAATGTGTTATTACAGATATATGGAAATTTTGAAGAATGTTCAATAATATCTTCAACCGACAGATGTTTGATGTTTTGAGAAAGTGCCAACATATAAACGTTAACATTGTTATTCAATGTTTCTTTTGGATTAGTAATATATTTATCAGGAACAAACAACAATGATTTATATATAAAATTATTTGGCAGAGTTTTAATAAAATTTTGAGCTCTCATAAATACATAAATCACAAAATATTTTTCTTCTTCTTTTGTTGGATATTCGCGTGGAAAACAGCTAATATACATGCCAGTGTTGTTAATAAATTTATCTAGCCATGGCGCATCCTTATATCGAAAATCACGTGTAAAACCATCATATCTCTCAATTGTAAATCGTTCGCCAAACTCACCTGACATCGTGTAACATATATAAAAAAATATGATTCAATTATAGTTTTCTTTTATTTATGAAAATTCCAATATGATATCCATTAAATTGTAACATATGATCCCTAGATATTTCTTCAAATTCTTTGTCAAGATATTCATGAAATTGATCATCGGCCGTGCATCCGCCACGACCCTCGCCTATATAAATCACTGAATCTCCTTTAAATTTTTTCAATGCATTATACGCCCAATCTTTATTGTATTCAGGAAATGGAATAAGAAGAATATCAATATTTTTATATTTTTCCGTTGCAGATTCGGCATCAATCTGTTCAATTGGCATATATTGAGTTTCACTCAGTACAATATCGCTTGCTATGATATCACATGGCAAATTCTTCAAATTCAGATAATCTTGCAGATGTAGTTCGAAAAATCCACTTCCACTCCCAATGCTTAGAATGGTAGTTAGATCATTGTCTCTCATATAATTATAAATCATTTCATAAGTTTTCACAGAAGGAATACAATATGACAATTTTTGCATTTTTTTCATAATATCATAAAATTCATAAGAAAATTGAGAAAATCCGTTAGCTCTTTCTACATCATTTTTAATAACTGCCAATCGTTCAATGATATCCATGTCTACACAACACAAGAAATATATATTCAATTATAATTCATCCAAGAATGAATCCACTGATTTGACATTTTTAGACACATATTCCTCGTCAATTACATATGAATTATAAAGAGTACCAATTTGTGGCACTGAACCGAGCAATTGAGGTGCAGCGATTCCATATATTTTTGATTTTGCACACATCAATGTGGCATCAGTCACTACTTGTATAGGAGCACCATATGCCATTCTTAATAATATGTTTCCATGCTCTCTTGCACTATGACCACTTCTTTCAACACTTGTCACTCTTCCAATGCGCGTCATTTCGTCGGCATACATATACAAATGACGTAAATTTGGAGTGTTGTCGGCCATGAATGCTCTTGTCTCACTAATAATTTTTGCTCTCCCAGCTTCAATACCAAACATCTTAGTTGTATCACCAACACTTGATGAAATTGTCTTAAATTTATTTATCAATGGATGTGTCATAATTCCATATAAATTTGTTCCAGTTGTTATTATCACTGGAATTTCTTCTTTTACTAATTTTCCATTTTCAATAACAGAATATTTAGATTTTTTATCAATTGACGTGTTCATGACTTTATCTAATCCTCTTATCGTGCTTTGTAAAATATTTTCAATAATTTGTTGTATCATATCTTCAGTCACTTCATGTTTAAATTGCGATCCCTTGTTCCAAATACGTATAATAATATTTTGTGATGTTTCTGGAGTATGAATCACGAATATATTCACATAAAGTTCTCGTAATTTACGAATAATTAATTCTAATTCTATTGACTTTAAAATAAGTTGTGTTTTATCTATCTCAAATCTAAAACACCAATTTGTCAAATCATTTGGTATTGATATCAATGGATGATGTTCAAGAAAGACATTCATCCATTTTTTATCATCAATAAATTCTGGATATTGTAATTCATTATAGTTTTCTAGTAAAATATCATACTGTTTAACAAATTGTTTGAATATATTCAATTCTATGTTATTAGCAACAATTTTGATTTGTGATACATCGTGTAACACAACTTGCATTTGTGAAAATTGTTCTTCTGCAATAGTTTTGCCTCCATAAATTTCAGATACTTTAGCTAATCCAGATTTACTCGTCCCAGATCCAACACTTCTATGATGTGAATCTAACATATATTGAGTTAATGGTTCTGAAATACATTGTGCTGCGATAATTCCAACTGCAGTACCATAATCAATCAAAGCATTTATATATCTTATTCTCATATTGCTGAATATGAATGATAATGATTTTATTGATATTGTCATCAATCTCTTTGGATTTAATTCCAAACGAATCATTACACACAATAATTCCACTGCTAATTTTTTATAAGGAGGGATATACCCTTTCTTTCTTTCCTGTATCTCATTTAATAAACAATATGGCATTTTTTCACAAAATTCCAGTACTTCTTTAATTTTCACATTCAACTCATCTTTAGTTTCTTCGTCATTAATATTACTTATCATTCTCGAAATATTGATTGGTAATAAAATATCCGCAGACATTAATTGATTAAAATTCATATCCTCAATTTTCAACCTACTTTTACGAAATTCATCTCTATCATGTATTAATACGTCCAAATAATAATCAAATGATGAATCTGGAATTGTTTTTTCTCTCAATTCGTCATTTGACAAGAATACACTCCAAATGTTGATTCTCTCTAATTCTCTGCTGTCCATGCCATCTTCTCCATATATAAATTGAACAATTTTAGTATTCTGCGTAACATATCTCAAGTTATCAATAATACATGATTGATTATTCATCACACCTTTCCTCATAAAATACCCAGTTGATGCAGTTGATAAAGCTTTTGTAATCAAATCAAATCTTCCATTCATATCTTGAAATATAAATTCAGACGTTGTCATTCCAGTCATATAACTGTTTCCCACAAAACCGTATGACATTGGATCAGTTGAAAATCTTGGAAAGTATGGAGATGTTCGTCTAAATGAAAATTGTTCTCGGATTCTTTCTCCATTAATAGTAGTTTGACCTATCGCACCCATAATGTGAATCATATTTGGATTAGTTCCTTTTGAACCAACTGATATCATCTTAAATAAACCATTTGTATCGGTGTTAATATTATTTAAAATCCAACGAAGAATTTCACTTTCATTAACTTTTAATGATGCAATTTGCAATTTTTCATAAAATTCATGTACAGTACTATTAATAGGTGGTATAATTTCATTTCGTAGTAGTTTATCTGTTATTACTTTTGATTCTAATATTACTGAAGATACAAGTTCTTTTATTTGTTCTAATGCATCACCAGAGGGTAATAAATCAGCAGTTCCAACAGTAAAACCTCTACGCAACAAGAATTGTAAAGTAACTTGTTGTAATGTATATATCGCATCCAATGCTTTTTGTTTTCCATATTCTCTGCTAATTAAATGAAATATTCCCCCAGTCGCACCAGTCTTTACTGATTTCTTATCTAACACTCCTTTTAATAATTTTCCATTTTGAATGATGGTTAATATATCATCTTTATCGTATTTTATAAATGGTGCATATAAATCACTATAACTTCCAGGGGTTTGTTTATAATCAATAGGCGTTTCAGCAAGTAAAAGAGAGATAATATCTCTTCCAGTGTATAATTCTTTATCGAATTTTGGTATGATTGTTGATGTTGATGTTACAATAGACATTGCATGATATTTATCCATCATAACACCAGTTTTAGTTAGTTCATAAGAACCAACCAAAGAATCTTGTACTTCTCCATTAACTGGTCCAGATGTCTTAGTGCTAATAAACCAATTTGAAACACCAGACATAATACTGGCCTCTGCTCTTGAAGCATTGCTTCTTGCTACCCATAAATTCATTTGATCTCCATCAAAATCTGCATTATACCATTCACACGCTAAAACATTGAATTGAAATGTATGTACAGCTGGATCTATAATAACAATAATTTTATGAACACCTATTGATGAACGTTCAAGTGTTGGCTGTCTGTTAAAATAAGCATAATCTCCATTGATGATATCGCGATATATAACATCACCTATTTCCAATTTAGAATTGCGTAATCCTGATATATCATGAATTTCACGAGTTGATTGTTTTATTATGTGAGTACATCCAGGGTATTCATTTCTTCCATTTTGAAAGAATGGTGTTAACCATTCTATATTATAACTTTGTACAACTTCTTCAACTTGAAGAATTCTTGCAAATTCCAATGGTATTCCAACTTCATTAATGTGATATTTCATATTTCCACTAATTGTACTTCGACTTATGTAAAATACTCTCTTTCCAAGAAGATTTAATCTAATCCGCCCTTCTTTACGAGATAGTTTTCTTAAGAAACTGTCAATCGGACGAGTTCCAAGCAATAATCCACGTTTTCCAGAGTTTCCTTGTGAGACATTGGTAGATGATGAACCCATAATTAAATCATAATACAATTGTTGATATATTTGCATTGTGAAATCTAATTTACTATCAATTATAACTCCAGATTCCACGTATGATGTCATGTATGTCGGAAGAATTAATGGTACTTGTGAATTTTGTTTTACAAATGTTTGTAATAGATTAGTGCTGTCGTGATATGTACTACCACTTCCTCCATAACTTTTGACTCCGGGGCGAATTGTGTTTGGTGGAATTACAATAGTTTTTATTACAAGTTTCTTTGGATGAATTTCCAAACTTCTTCCAAGCAATAAAACAGTAGCATTACTTATTTTTTGAAATATAGTTGAAATAACATCAGGATAAAGTTTTATTCCAATTTTATCATTCTTTCCTTTTTTCACACCAACTGGTTCAGCCCAAAACGTAAAATGATCTTCATCATCTTTAATAATTCTTGGATGTTTAGTACCACATGATGGACAACTTTTACCTTCTGCAGAAATTGTCGATGCCTCACTTAAACGTTTTTGTAATGGAAAATGTTCAAATTTATTTTTTTCAACAACTATATCACCACATTTTAAACAAACAATTCGCAACCATTTACGAATTTCAGATATAGCAATTGGTTGTAAAACACTTGCGCGTAACTTAAAATGTCCTCTATGACCAGCACATAATTTTTTACCAAAATTACAAGTGCCACATGTATAAGAATGATCAGTAGTTCCCAATCGTTTATCATAAACACCTGAAATCACAGGTTGACCATTCGAATTGAATAATTCATAATTAGTGATATTTGCATAACTTTCTTTTTCATGATCTGTTGTATCTGTTATACTAAATGCTACGTTTTGAATAGTACTATATCCGCCATTTCCTCTGAATGACATTGTTATATATAACTAATTATAACTTCAATTATCACATCATTTATAATGACATAAAAATACGACATCATAATACGACATCATAATACAACATCATTTATAATGACATCATAATACGACATCATAATACGACATCATAATACGACATCATAATACGACATCATAATACGACATCATAATACGACATCATAATACGACATCATAATATTAATTAAGAACTTTTTTCTGCGGTATTATAGTGCGGTATTATAGTGTTGAATTATAACATAAAAAATAATGTCATAATAAGATGTCATAATAAGATGTCATAATAAGATGTCATAATAAGATGTCATAATAAGATGTCATAATAAGATGTCATAATAAGATGTCATAATAAGATGTCATTTATCCAATATCTCATTTTGACATAATTTTATGAAGTCATCTTTTTCTTTACCTTCTTCATATGTGCGAATTATGACACCCTTGGGTTGTAATGGTATTCCAGTTTTTGATGATAATTCAGAATATTCAACAGTCAACATTTTACCTTTTATATATTTATTAAAATTATCATTTTTATTCAAACATGTAAATGTTTTATATCTCATTTCATAAGTCATATTTGGCACCACATTAAATACCTCTCCTTTGTCTGTTTTACAAATCCATATCACCGCACCAACATCTTTTCCTTTTATACCTTGTAAGAATCCAATGATTTCAAATTCAGCATCAAACTTTAATTTAATTTTAAGAATATGCGAACTGTGATAATTGTTATATGAATATTCATAAGTTTCCCAATTCTTTCTAGCTACCGCTCCTTCATATCCATCCTTTATAAATTTTTCAACATATTCTTTTATTTCATCATTACTATGAACATCATAACATTCTACCAATTTGACAAATTTAAATTCTTTACCATTAAATATTTTTTGTAATAATTCCTTTCTTTTGATATAAGGAGTTGCATCGTTCAACATAAACAAATCGAATATGTGATATTCTAAATCATTATCATTTACATCTTTTCTTGCCTGTCCTGATATCCAATTCAAACTTTTTCCATGTTTATATAATTCACCATCAAAATAAATTCCTTCTTTCATAACACTTTCTAATTCTTTTGTTATCAATGGTTGGTCGCTATATAACGTTCCACTTCTAGAATAATAATTAATTTTTTCTCCATTAATAAAACTTACAAGTCTAACTCCATTATGTTTTTTCTGAAGAGTAATTCCTAACTTAAACATTTCATCTGTTATTACTTCATCATTATTACTTTTTAAAAGCATCGGAGGTGGCATAATGTCATTAATTTCCATTGATTTCTTTTTTTGTTTGTTATATAATCCAAGTGCATCTCTAAAAGCTTGTGTGACAACATTTGTTTCATTTTTCTTTCCAATATTTTTACCACTCAATATGTATGTTGGAACAACATCTCGTATTTTACCACCATCTTGTGATGAAATGATTGTTATTTCTGTTTTATAATCATTCATTTTCATCACTGGAGTTGTTAACATTTTTTCATCTATTGATACATAATCATTTTGATAAATTAATTTAATCACAATAGTCCAATTTCTTTTAGCTCCACTGATTCCTTTGTATGTGATATTCTTGAATACAAATTCTGTTTTTTCGTCGTTAAATTTACCTTCTATTATTCCATCATTAATTGCTTGTAAAGTGTTGTTGATTGTGATACTTTTTGCCGACATCTCTATTTGTATATAATCTATTTATTCAAATTTGAATAAATAGATTATTACGTATATAGATGTCATCAATCAGTGATTTATTGCTTCGCTTTAAGAATGAGAAATCTTCAGAAAAATGTCATATAGAATTAGAGATACGATTTAAGGAGATAGATAAGCTAAAATTTATGAAAACATATAATTATTTAGATTCTCAAAAATTAGATAAAAAATATTCATTCACGATAAATACTATTGTAAATAATAAAAAAGAAGGAGACTTTTCAAATTTGTCATTACAACAAAAAATACGAGAAATAAAATTTGATAAAACAAAAAGTATAAAAGATGATTGTCATAAAAAAGAACAATTATTATTACCTTTTCGTGGAGATGGTTATATTATCTCATTATCGAAAGAAGAAATAATTCCCAATTTTATTATATCTAACGATAAAATAATAATAAGAATAAAGAAAAGAGTCAGTTTTGTTTATGGTAAGTGGAGTATTGATCTGACAGTTATTAAATCCATGTCAGGCAGTGAAGTAGAACAATTAAGAGAAAATAAAAATAAAATGTTTAGTGATGAACAATTGGACACATACAGTGATTGCACTTATGAAATAGAAGCTGAACTATTGGATACAGCAGTTCAACAAAATGATATAGATGATGTTGTTTCATATGTCTCTAACATAATTATTCCGAAAGGTGAAATTAATTTATTGAAAGAAATAAATTATATTTCAAAATTTTTAAATCGAACCAATGTCACAAGGTTAAAAAATCTATTACCACAGGTTATATCACTAACTCGCAATCAATACAAAGATCTGTATCCTCCAATAAATTTTTACATAACCGACAAAGCAGATGGAAAGAGAGCCATTGTCAGTGGACTTCACGGAGCGATAATATCAGATGTAGTAAAACAATTTGAAAGAAAAAGTTTAAGTGAAATAATACTCGATGGTGAATTAATTGGAGATAAATTTTATGCATTCGATGTAATTGTATATAATGATAACAACTTAACAAAACTTTCGTTTGAAGAAAGAATAAGTTATCTTCAAAAAGCGGTAGATGATTTACAAAGTGTGAGTATTCCAGTGTTTGCAAAAACATTTGTTAAAATCACTGAAAATTTAAAATCCGATATTCAAAAAATATATGAAACTAAAAAAGAATATAAAAAAGATGGATTAATATTTATTCAAGATGGAAATTCATATCAAGAGACAATTTCATACAAATGGAAATCAATAAATGACAATACTATTGATTTCTTGGTTAAGAATGCTCCAAAATCTTATTCAGTCAAATACTTATTATTTGTTGGTATTAGACCAGATGTTCAAAAAGCACTCGGTTTAACACTTTGCGATGATTATAATTTAATATTTCCAAATTATCCATTGACAAATTATTTTCCAATACAATTTTCACCATGTGATAGACCAGAGATATTCTTATTTGATTCTGATGTTGAAGATCTCGATGGTAAAATTGTTGAAATGGTTTATACAACAAAATGGGAAGTTGTTAAAATAAGAGATGACAGGCAATTAGATTTAGAAAGTGGAAGTTATTTTGGAAATGATTTTAAGTCAGCCGAATTAACATGGGTTAATTATATAGATCCATTTCCAATTGAAGAATTATGGAATGGAACAATTATGAATGATTATTTCGTTGTTGAAAAAGCTGGAATTTATGTTGCACAAATTAAAGTTATTTCATATATGAAAAATAAACGAATTTTGTCAGATCTTCATAATGCCAATTATGTTGTAGATGTTGCATGTGGTAAAGGTCAAGATTTAAAACGTTATTATAATGCACATGTGAAACATCTATTAGCCATCGATCAAGATAGATCAGCATTATCAGAATTCATACGAAGAAAATATGAATTTATTAAACAGGGCGATTATTCAACAATGATAAATATTATGGTTGCAAATATAAATGATGTTGATTTTGTGGAAAAAATTAGAAAGATATATCCAAATAAAGTTAATGGCATAGTTTGTAATCTTGCTATACATTATTTCAAAAATGTAAACATATTTATAAATATTGTTGATGAAATATTGGATATCGGTGGTATAGTAATAATAACATGCATGGTGGGTAAGAGTATTCATGATTTATTTATGTCGAATGGAGTAAAATTTGGAAAATCTTTTGATTTATTTGAAAAATCAAAAAACGTTCAAACGTTGAAATACTCGTTAAAACGATTGTATCAAGATGATGTCATACAGGATAGCAATCAACAAATTGGTGTATTGCTACCATTCAGTGACGGTAAGTATTATGACGAGTATTTAGTTAATCAAGATTATTTAATCAACTCATTTAAACAAAAAAATATAACACTAGAATCTCATAATCTTGCAAGTGATTTTATTAAAGAATTTGAAGTGCAGAATCGAAGAAATTCAATACTTACAACTGAAGATAAACAATATTTATCACTATATGGAGAATTCATATTTAGAAAACAATAATTGAATTATAAAAATTGATTTAAAAAGATGATTATAATATAGATATATTATGGATGAATTTAATAAAAAAAACTCTCATATAAGTGAATCAAAAATTAAAGAAAATACAGATAATGTAATTGAAACTATAAATAACCATTCTAAACTTTCATGTAAAACGCCTTTAACATTTATTGATTTATTTTGTGGTATTGGTAGTTTTCATTATTCATTTAAAAAATTTGATTGGAAGTGTGTAATGTCTTGTGATATTAATATTGCTGTAAAAGAAACTTATAAACAAAATTATAATCAGGAACCATTGGGCGATATTACAAAAATTGAACCAAGTGAAGTAACTCCATTTGATATCCTATGTGCTGGTTTTCCCTGTCAACCATTTTCACAATGTGGACAACATAAAGGATTTAATGACGAAAGAGGTATGCTATTTTTCAATATTATGAAATTTATAAAATTTCATAAACCTAAAATAATAATTTTGGAAAATGTACAAGGTCTTTTAAATCATGATAATGGAAATACATTTCAAAATATCAGAAAACAAATAGAAGATGAGCGTTATATAGTTGATTATAAAGTATTAAAGTGTAGCGATTATGGTATACCTCAAATGCGTAAAAGATTATTCATAATAAGTATTAGAAGTGATTTAGAATTAAAAAATAAAATTAAAGATATTTTAAATTTTAAAGAATATGAAAAACAGATATCGTTATCTACATTTTTAGGAAAACAATTTGAAAAGGAAAGTGCATACACTATTCGTTGTGGTGGAAAAAATTCACCAATAAACAATAAACATAATTGGGATGGTTATATTGTTAATGGAAAAGAATATAGATTAACAATTAACGATTGTTTAAAACTTCAAGGATTTGATAATTTATTTAAATTGAAGGGTGGTATCGGAGAACAGTGGAAACAATTAGGAAATACAATTCCAACAATATTTACACATATTATTGGAAATAATATAAATAAATATTATAATTAAATTATTTCATCTATAAGATGTTCAAAATTTAATTTATATTTTCTGTCATCTTTTAATTTTGGAAAACAGGTGATTATTTTTCTTTGTTCATTTTCTCTAAATCTATCACTTGAAGGATAATCATTTGATATTGTTAATAAAATATATTTCAATGGAATATACGCATAAGTCCAATCATCTTGACACCATCTTTCCCTACATGTTGTTTTACAACTTATAACTTTATATTCTGTAATACATTTTCCAATTTGAATATTATTTCCAATCACAAAATCAATGATATGATAACATTTATTTTTTTTCTCATTAAATCCAACAATTTTTCCATTTTTATCAATAGTAACTTGCTGTCTAAATAATATTTTATTTATTATTAATTCTGAAACAACAATATTATTTTCCAAAAAATCCCCATTTTTTTGAATATTACTTTGACGTATTGATATAGATTTGTCATACAATTTTATAAGTAATTCATCTGGCAGTAAATAAATTTGCTTTAACTCTTCAATAATTTTATTTAATTTATTTTTTTTATTTTCTTCAATTTTTTTAATAATATAACTATTATTAAATTTTATATTTGATATCAAATGTAGATTAATAACATCTGTTTTATGGCTATTTTCCATTTTTATATTTAGTTATAATAAGTATTTAAATTAAAAAACAATTCAATTTTTTAATTTATCTATCTCTGATTCCTTTTTGATATGTTGGATTAGTCAATCGTTTTGTTGGCCACATTCTTACATGAGTGTCCATCTCGAGAGTGGCCGAGCCGAGTGTCTCGTCAATATTTCTATCATAACCATTTCGTCTGCTACAATTTTGCCAAAATGGAATTTCTGGATATCTCATGAATCTTCCATTTTCTTCTTTATCATCAAATTCAAATAGTGGTTTATCATTTTTTATTAACGACATACTATCATTATTAAACATCTCCATTTGATAACTATCGTGTTCTGAAAATTTACTACTCACTAATCTATTTTGAATAAACGCCGCATTCAATCGTTTTAATTCATCAATTGCACTCATCGAAATTCCACGCAGATTTCTATTATCACTATCCATTATTTCTATTGCTTTAAAATCATACATTGCTTGTCTCAATGTAGACAATACATATTTTTTATTAGAAAATGATAAACTCAATAAAGTTTTATATAAGAATTCATAATTCTGTACTGATAAAAATTGTTCTATAACTCTTTGTTTAAAGCGTATTGGAGTTCGTGCGTCCATTTGATCATATATATTGTAAATATTATAAGATGAGTAAAAAGAATTCAATAGTTAGTAAAACATCAATTGGTATAATACTATGTCGAAAAAATAATAACAAACCAGAAGTGTTATTAGTTCATAAACGATTTACATATGCATTTTCAGCATTTGTAAATGGTAAATATGAATTCAATGATACTTACATCAATTCGTTATTACAACAAATGACGGTGGAAGAATTGATGGATATATGGTCACTGAATTTTGAACAATTGTGGTATAGAGTCTGGTTGACAAGAGATAAGAATGAAGAATATATTAGAAAGTTTGCAAAGTTTCAATTTAATTTTCTAAAAGATGGTGGTGAAAAATTAAAACAAAGAATTCAACATACTAAAAGTAATGGATTTTTATTATGGGAAATACCAAAAGGTAGAAAAGAATTATTAGAAGATAATATACAATGTGCAGTTAGAGAATTATTAGAAGAAACTGGTATTAAGAAAAATAATTATCTAATTCTACCAAATGTTAAAAAATCATGGAGTCATATTAGTTATGGCATACGATATATAAATATATTTTACATTGCAATTTGTACGAATGAAATAAAAAAGAATGATGAGATATTGAAATCACTATTCCAATCGAATGGCGAAGTTAATAAAATAGATTGGTTTGATATAGAAAAAATTAGACTTATGCCAGAAATAAAAAATATTGAAAGTATATTACAATCGTCATTGAATATAGCTAAACAATTTTGGAACAATAAATGGAAAAATCATGAACAGAGAAAGAAGAAATATATAGATTTACAAATAATTAAAAAGAATGATGATAAACCAGTGGAGAACATGATTGAGAATTATTGGAATTATCAAAGTAAAAAAAATTCATCAATTGATTGGAACTGGAGAATTTAATTACACTGGAATCATTATAATGATAACTGGTATTACATCCATATTACTCTCGTGATCAACATAATCATTTATATCACCCCTACATAATGGACATGTATTCTTTTTCTCCAACCATGCACTTAAACAATTGATGCAAATTATATGGCTACATTTTTTTATTTTACGTAATTCATTGTCCTCATAACAAACACAACATGTGCCACAATTAGTTAATTCGATTGATTCATCGATATCATCTTCTCTGATGATATATTCACCATTAACTACATATCTTCTATAAATAATTTTTTCATTTCTATAACGAGTGTGAACTGTTTCATTATCATCAAAACATTTCTTTTCAATAAGTTCATTATCTTCGTAATATTCAAACATTATTTTCTTGCCATCAAGATAGAAATATCTTTTAATTTTATTATTAATAATTATTTCTACAGCACAATCATTTTCTCTATGTAATTTTCCATCTACACACCATAATTTTTTAGAGTAATTTTCATGCATTAATACAAATGATGGATTATCATTGAATTTATGTAATAATCCATTTATCTTATACATTTGATGAATAATTCCATTTTCATTCATCACAACAGCATAATTATTTTCACAATGCATAATTCCATCTTTATAATGAATTATTAACTTTCCATATTCAATATATGCAGGAATATTTTCATAATCATTGAGTTTATCATTTAATTTTATTTCCTGACATAAATTGCTTCTCAGTACAATATAATCTCCAATTTTATATTTTCTATATTCAATTGTTTCAACAAATGGAATCATCATTTCCTCACTATATGTTTCATTATTTACGTATGACTCCACAAAACAATTTGGATCTGTATGATATGTGTAATAATCACTTTGTTTTCGAATGAATAAATCTTCTTTGCGAATTAATTCTTCAACCACTTGTTCATTATCATCATGAATATAACAATACGTCCCATAATTAAAATTATAAATCAATGTTTCTTCATAATTATGTGTAATCATATAATCATTCATAGACATATTTCTATTGATGCAGATATAAACAGATAATTTATCAAACACCACTGCATCATTATCGATAATGATTACATTTACAATTTCTTTTCCATTTTGATTAAATCTTTTATATTCTTTATTATCAAACATGTATTCTTCATATAATTCACCAGTCGCATATCGACTGATAATTTTATCATCTTTCAGTAATCTTACATAATGTATAACATTGTTAATGTAATACTCAACTTCTACTACATTTCCATCATTATCTAAAAATTTTCTACCGAACCCATGAAAATAGAAATTATTCTTTATAGGATCACTTTTTTCTTTAATATAGTTATAAATACAGCGTTTTCCATCAATCAGTCGTATGGTAGTTTCCATTATATCATAATATAATTATAATTTCAAATATTGTTGAATTATAATAGAGCATAAAATATCGTGAGATGTCTGATTTAAAAACTTATTAGCATCCTCTATTGATAATGCTTTTAAATCATTTTCTAAAAAATCAATTGAACCTATATGACGTAAGTTATTTCGTCCTATTACATTATTTGGATTATAAATCCATGAATCTGCTGTAAAATTTCTTACATCTGTTGAATTTGGATATGACATTGGATCGTGATAATACTTACATTCACTTTCTCCTCTACATCTATTTTTCTGACATTCTTTAACTCGTTTAGGAACTTCTACAATTTGACCAAAATATATTTTTCCAAGATTTGCATGAAATAAACATTTACCAATTTTAGTTGCAAAATGATTCCATTGTGGAATGTAATACAACACTCCGCAATGAATAGAATTAATAATTTCTTCATTTGTTTTACACACAGGAAGTATGGTAGCCTGTATAGAAATGTTACCAATAATACAAATACTTTTTTCGCTAGATGATTCTATTTTTGGAGTTGGTTTTTGAATTTTTAATATATTATCTTGTATTGAATGTATTTCGTTTTTAGTGTATTCCTCCGCGGCAATGCCATTTTTGGTCACAATGGTTATCGTTTTCTGTAATTCTGAGTGTAAGTATTTCATTGAACTAATAATGTTAGTTCGTTCTTCTATTTTTTTTAAATTAATTATTTGTATATCAACATTCTTTGTATTTTCTATCAAATTATTTAATTCTTCAGCAATCCTATTTAACGAATTAATACGTATATCAATTTCATTTGTAATATTATTAAGAACATCCATTTACAATTCCTTATTCTTACAAGTTAACAAGTATTCAAATAACTGTTTTCTTCTTGCCACATTGAATTCTTCATCTGATTTTTCCATTTCATCTTCTATCTGTTTTTGAACCTCTATAAATTCTTTATCTTCTTTAAGTAGTTCTTCAATTATTGATGCTCTATAATTTTTCATAAACTTTTCATCTGGATGACTATGTGTTTCTCTGTATAACAATACTAAATAATCCGCTTGTAATTCTAAGAAATCTGTTCTTGTTTTCAATTGAGCGGTGCCATGTTTCAATAACCATTTGCGTAAAGCTTCTACATTAAACTGTTTCATTTGTACCATCCATCGTATCACCAATGGAAAACTTGTAGTAAAGTCTTTATATTTATCCTGAATAAAATTAAGTAATTCATCATTAGTTTTTGTTGTTTTAACATTAACTTCTGACCAAATTTTTTTAGCCATTATAATTAACTCATCTGGCGTGGCTCGTTTCTGTTCTTGATGTTCCACGTTACATTCTCCAAATGCATAATTTGTATCCATTTTTATATATACATATAAAAAAATATGTATTTAATTTTCATTCATATGCCTCGTCGTATTCCTCTCCATATTTAGTATCACATCCACACGATTCTTCTTCCTCTTCCTTCTTATCAATAATTGATTCACTCAAACAACCACATGATTCTTCCTCTTTCTTCTTTTCTTTAATCATATCACTCAAATTTAATTTCTTTTCTTTAATCATTTCACTCAAATCTAATTTCTTTTCTTTAATCATCGAATTCAAATTTATTTTCACACCATTATCAACATTATCATCATTATCGCTATCATCATCATAATAAATTAATGTCGCTTTAGATGGCACTTTTTTTTCATCTTCAAATTTAATTTCTTTATCCTCACCTTTTTGCATTCGTATATAATCACTCGTATATGTTCGCAATATTTTATTCATACTAGTGGTTTGTGTAATATTTCCAAACGTGCTTTAACTATATTATATATTTTATTTAAAACATCTTCGTTTAATTTATCTAGATTAATATTAACTTCTTGTTCATTGTTTGATTTTAAAAACACATTCGCTGTATCTAACATAACTATTGATATAATATTATTTTTATTTTCTAAACTTAAAAAATTACTTCCTTCAATTATAAACTGTTTTTGTCTGAGAATGCTTGGACAATCCATTTTAATATTAATTTTTATTAATCTAATTGTTGTTCTTTCATCATCATCCAAATATTTTTATGATTATTTCTAATTTCAACAGAAGGAAATATTTCTACCATTTGACGTATACATTTCAAGAAATCATACACATTCTTTAATAATTCTGCAAACACATCATATGCAGACATTTCTACAAACTTTGTTTCATCATCAATTGTTTTCATAAATGAAACATTTGGACTAGATCTATAAATGAACAATGATCTAGTCCAGTATCCCGTCACGTCTATGACTTCAGTTGTATTAATTATGTCTATAATATTTTTTACTTCATTACCACAAACATAACCAGTCCATTCTGTGCCGTTTTTATTTAAAATTGTTTCTTCTGATTTATTTTTATGTTTATAACTATACAATAATTGTTCAAAATATAAGTAATCACTTTTATTCATTTGTTTTCTTAATTCTAATTCATTTTTAACTTCTTCCATCAATAAATGTAATTTAAATTTAATGTTTTTTGGTTCTAAATCTCCTGTCACTTTATAAATGGGTGCATTTTTATCACACGTAAGAATAGTACTAAATACTGATATATAATCATTCATTGGTTTATAAATAGATTTTATCACTCTTACACAACAAATTTGATTAATGTTGACCATATCTGCCTTCTTATTATCAATAGCTATACTTGCTTTGAAATCTTTATTATATTCACCAATGATGAGTTGATGAATGTCTTTTATTTCAATTCCAACTATTATATCCCATTGATTTATATTGATTACTTTTGCAAGAAATCTTACATCAACATATGCTTCTCCAGAATTATTAGTTTTAACTAAATTACATGCTGAAATTTGTATAATTTTAACCAATTCTTTGATAAAAGACCCCTTATAACACTTGCCAACATATCTATTGTTAATTTCAGATATCACATGTTTTGTTTTATTTGTACAAAAATTTATTGGGTTATCAACGTTGACAGTTATCTCATATACTTTTTCAAATAGCATTTCATTATATATATTGTTTTATTTATTCAATTTTAAATTAATGCACTAATCGTTGGTAATTTGTCATTAAACAGATATAACCATCTTATGCCATCAACCTCCTTCCTTGATTCTTCTTCCAATGCTAACAAGTATAACTTAATTGATAAACATAATTCGTTCGATGAAGGAAATCTTTTGTCTTGATATTTATTATATTTCTCTTCAAAATGTAAATCTCTTTCTTCGGGGACGACGTCACTACCACCTCCATATCTTTTTAATTTTGCTTTTAAACTTGCAACAAAACCAGCCAAATCTTCTTTTGGTTTAGTTTCACATACTGCACCCTTTGCTAATAATCTTGCATCACTAACCTTATCTTTTAATTTTTGTATAGGAGACCTTATTTTAAATTTAGATTCATAACCTGATGATTCAACATAACCAATGATTATATTATTTTCTATTAATCTTTTCTCCGATGGTAATGGAATATTGTACCACACATTTTTATCATTCATTATGTGTATTGAATCATATGTGATATAACCCTTTATTGTGCTTGGTTTAAAATTTGATTGTTGGAAGTTTTTATTTTTTGATAAATCTCCCACAGTTAATAATATCTTGAATCTTTTATATACATCTATAATTTTTTTATCATTAATAGTCACATTCTCCGATTCGATAAGTCGTTTTAGTAATTCATAATGAAAATCAGCTCCATAATTTAATAGTGATAATTCAGGAGTAGATTCTGCATTTTCTTTTAGAAATAATTCTTCATATCTTTTTAATAATATTGTAAAATTCTTTCCAGACTTAATCACCTTCAGATAATCATTAATATTTACCACGATATTTTTATTAATACTTGATTTTCTTAAATAACATTCAATATCCAATTCTTCTTTTTTAGAAAATATATAATAACCATTTCCTATATTAATTACCCCATTACAATTATTGATTGCAATTGCAAAATTACCTTCATCAAATAAAGATACATCATATCCAACTCCATCAATCTCATTTTTTAATATTTCTTTCCATAAATCATCATATTTCCATACTTTCTGTTTGTTAAACAATAGTAAACAAATGTTTCTTATCAGTATTACTTCCTTTTCAGCATATCCATATGCTTCAAATGTTGTCAAGTTGATTTTATTTCTTTGTTGAATTGGTGTGTATACTAATGAATTGATACTATCAGTATTTTGAATTACTTTTTCAATTAATGGAAAATTGACAAATCCGTCGATTGCATTTATTCGCATAGCTTTTTCAATTTGTTGTATAACTAAAAATTCATGTCCTTTTATTATATATCTTCTATATTCCGGTGATTGATCATTTTCTAATAAAGAGATATATACGCGAATTTTAACATCTCTTTTATCAACTGGTAAATCAATGTGTGAATCCTTTCTTATCACTCTTCCGAACACTTGAATCAATGTTGGATAATCAGTTGGAAAAGATAATATAAATTGATGGCGTATTGCTTTAAAATTCAATCCTTCTCTGATTATTTTAGAACCAATTATTATTTTATATTGATAACCATTTACATTTTTTATTGAATTAAATTTTTCAATATTTTTCATCATTAATGTTCTATCAATATTGCTATGTGCGATTATAAATCTTAATGGGATGAAATCGTGACCGATTTCATGTGATTTCTTATTTATACCACATACTGCACATAATGTTTCATTATTTGGAGAAGAAGATTCGTCTAATATTCCATTTTGTTTTAACATTTCTTGTATTAATAAAACACCTGATGTATGTACTCTGTGATGATATATCATAATTTTACCACAATCATCTTTAATGATTTGTAATAAATCTTTTAATAGTGTGTAATATTTAGTGCTATATTTCTCAATATTATTCAAATGAAGAAAATTTCCAGTTATATTACCCTCATCATTGATATATATTCCATTTTTCTCTCTCCATTCTATTGAGGAATTAACAATTGATGTAATGATCTCTGTTGATTTATACATTCCAATTTCTTCAGATTCTGTATTCGGAAATGCGATATCATACAAACAATATGCAATCGGAGACAGGCCAGAATAAATAGGTTTATCTTTTTGTTCAAACATTAATGTTTTTTCATGAAATTTATTCATAATACATTTAGTCATTAATAAATATGGGATATTGTATAATTTTTCACCTATAAATATTCTTTTGGGATATGAGTTGACATTAGAATCGAGTAAGAATGATACTCTACCTGTAGATAGATAACTAATCTTTTCAAGTGCTCCTTCTTTTAATTTAGTTCCAATTATTTCATCTTCTTCTTCAACAAGTACTCGTTCAAAAAAATCACTTCGTTTTAATGATATTTCGTCTTTTAACATCTTTTTTGGAACTAATAAATTAAGTAAATCAACGACTTCTCCAGCATTACCAGTCATTGGTGTTGCACTCATAAAAACTGCTCTTGGAGCTTTTTCATGTAAAGCATCTAACACATATTGTATTGCAATTCCATAATTATTTTTTTCTTGTATATTATAAACATTATGAATCTCGTCTGCAATAATTAAACCATTTTCTAATTCTTGCATTAATTCATCATTTATAATTATGTATTCATTCTTAACTGCATCCATTAACTTTTCATTAAAACTTTCCTGTGATGTATACAAACCTTGTGTATTAACTTTCTTTTCTTCTCCCTTTTTAGTTATTTTGAATAAAGCATTGGCGAATTCTTTATAACCGTAAAATTGATAATAGCCACCACGTGTTTTATCAGTTATTCTTCTTTTGATTATTCCTGTATACATTGATGTATCTTCATTATTTGCTTTCATCGATCTCAATTGATTTATTTCTTCAACACTTATAAAACCGAATTCATGATATTTTAACATATCTTCTTGAATTGTTTCTCTCACTGTGAAACTTATAACAAATACAGTTGGAGTATTTTCTTCAACAAGTTCTCTCTTTTTAAATTGTTTTATAAATTCATTACCAATACTAATCGCCGCGATTGATTTACCAGTGCCAGTTTGCCAATTTATGAGAAGACGTGAATAATTAGTGTTATAATTTTGAAAATTATTAACAAACAACTGTGCACCATGTAATCTTAAACCGTGTAAAGATAATGTTCCATTATTTGATGAAACAATAAATTCTTTACGAGATGCAATATCATTTAATAATTTTTTTATATCTTCTTCATTTTTTATATTAATATCCTTATACGCCATCGTTTATAGAGTTTATTAATTTATCAGTTTCAGTGTCTATATCGGTTGTTTTCTCTTTTGTGAAGAATTTTTTCTTCAAACTACAAAATCCTATATAAATAATTATTAATAATAATATAACTATAATTACTAATGTCATTGATGGATTTTTTTCAATACCCTTTGTTATTGAATCAATCTTACTAACTTTCTCCTCATGCTTTGGTATTTGAACTGCAACATGTGGTACTTCTTCTACAGTTGCCATTCGTTATATATATTAAAAAAATAAATGTTTAAAAAGTTATAATATTTTAACTATACTTTTAACTACTCTTCGATAATATAAAGCATTCATTGCACACTGAGATGTTCTAATTATTTCAATAACTTGACCATCTTTCGCTCCAATCCAAATTATAGGAGGATCTATATCGAATATTATTGGAAGATCTTTTATATTTTTATAATTATTTTTTAATAAAGTTTCAACCTCTTCATTACTCATAATTCTATGTTCAGGAACTGATTGATGTTTTAAAACATTGATAACAAAATTATAATACGGGTATGCATTATAATACGGAAAATCTCCTTTCGGATCATATGTAATACTTTTTGGGGATTTAAGATTTATTACGTCCATTAAATTTTTCTTACCAAAGAATTCTTCCTCAGCAATTATTATTAATTCGTCTAATATATTTAAATTTACATTATCAACAAGTTTTCGTAAATCTGGACTATGATGAAAATATTTCCCATCGGTATGAAGAACATAAATAATTATTTCATCTCTATCACCTCTCGGATTATTATTTTTTGCCTCAATTTTTATATAACCACTATGAATCATATTTTCAATAATTTTGTCATTTGACATATTACTTGCACTTGTTAATGTAAAATTCCTTTGTGGAATAAATTCACTTAAAATTGTATTAATAACGACAACTGATGCTGGTTGCATTTAATTAATTTTTTATAATTTATTTATATTATAAAATATATAGTTGCTATAATTCAATTATAACGAAATGGCGACAGTTGGTGCAACCATGCAACACGCACAAAGTGCCGTAACAAGTGCTGTTAATATCAGTCCAATGCTGACAGTATCTGTAATTGCAGTGCTTGTAGTTCTAGTACTAATTCTGCTTTATTATGTTTACAAATACAAGAAAGCAAGTGATCCAACAAAGAGTTCATTTTTAGGCGAAAATAGTGCAACTGGAAATAATAATCCTCTGTGGTACATGGGTTCAATGGATGCCGGAAACGGTGGTTCACTGGCTC